CATCCATCCATTGTTTAACCAACCATTTGGTACAATCCATACCAGTCTTTTCGGTGATGTTATCATAGTTAATTGCGTAGTTTCTTACAACACCGTGTAACCATTCTTTCATTGCACTATCACCCAAATCGTGGTCCAAAGAAATTAATTCAATATTTTCTAAACCAATCTCAGTTACTTTACTCACAAACTCGTCGTAAGAACGAACTACTGTCCATTTTGGGATTCCTTCAACCCGCTCATTATTAGGACTCACAGGAGTTCTAACATCATCTAAATAAATTCTTGCTTTTTCCATAATATTTTAATTTTCGTATAAACCGTCTTTTTCATCGTCCTTCATCATCTGAACTAACAAAGCCCTCCTACTATACTTTCGTATAAGTTTGAAGATCTCTGTGATGTCCGTAAACTCTGAAACAGGACTATCAAGTCTAGGAGGTAGAAATATCAAGGTAAATCCGTGATTTCCTTCGAACCTTTCTTTAACTTTTATTCCGCAGATTTCATCAATATAAACCCATGGGTAATTACCCATAAGTTTAACTTCAATTCCAAGTTTTTTCAGTCTTTCTACAAATACCTTGATCTTATCACCAGTCAATTTTGTAGGATCATTTTCTCTTTCCATATAGGTTCCGAATTTTGTTTCTATCTTTTTTGCTACCATAGCATTCTAATTTTTCATCTTTAACATTCCACAAATGTAATTATATTAAATTAAATAAACAATATTTTTTAATATATTTGAATCATACTAAAAATAAAACACAAATGACAAAAAATACTATACCATGTATATTTATTAGAAGACGGATTTCAATCGATGATTTAAATAAATTGGTCTGTGATGTAAAAGGTTTATCCGACATTGAAGGCCCAGAAACGTATGTAACTTCTGTTTATGACTTGGTTAGATTTTTTATTTTTTCAAATGATAATCTTGCCAAAGAGATAAGTAGACAAAGTGACACTCACGAATCATATATTAAAATCCGAGACCATATTTTAAATTATTTAAGAAATATATTACATGAAAAATAAAAAAGAACTAAAATATCATAACTCTCTGAAGGGATTATTTTCTGCTGATGTTGATGATGAGTTCATAACAGGTGAAGTTGGTGAATTAGTTAATTTATCAAAGGACTACCCAACAATAAATTTACCTATATCTAAAATACCGGATATCCCACATCATTCAGAACCAGAAGAAAATATCTATATAATGAACTCAAGTTTGAGCTATCCAATAATCGTTATGGTTAACATTCGCGGTGAAATCGAAAGAGTGTTAGATGGTAATCATAGAATACAAAAATCTTTATATTTAGGGAATAATACAATAAAAGCAAAGTTAATACCAAAAAAAGATATTAAAAAATTTTTTGGTAAATCAAACTTACAAGAATCTATAAGAAGAATTTTAAGGGAGGAATTTGAATCCCAAAATTACCCAATTTGGTTATTAAGAAGAACCGATTATATTGAGAAGCTTTTACGTGAACAAATGTCAAATCTTTATTGTAATGATTGTTCTTGGGGATTCGAGGAATTTAGTTTAAACGTATATAGAGGTGTTTATTTGAGCTTATCAAATGAACTTGATTTTTTAAATCCTACTTTCGACGACGAATATGATGATGACGAATATGATGATGACGAATATGATGATGAACCATTTTACAACGAAAATAAAGAAATTGTTGATGATTTTATAGAAAAAAAATATGATAATTTATTAAAAACCTATTTCCATAATTTTTGTGAAAAATGTAATAAAAAAATATCAATTTCTCAAATTATCTCTCTTTGACCCATAACATTCTAATTTTTCATCTTTAACATTCCATAAATCTCTCACTCCTTCTGTCATATGACAATTGTGTCGTTTACCAGTCCTACGACCAAAATCAACAATCATATCATTGTGACGATTACGAATGGAGTGTGGACACTCTTTACAGGGTTTTTTCATTTCAACTTGAGATCTATAAGTTCCTTGGCATCTTTCAACTTATCGAATTGATATTTTACACCATCAATTGTTACTTCGTAGGAATGCCACTTGGTGAATTTACTATCACCACTCTGGAATGTTCGTGGGTCTCTTTTTCGGAAAACATTCTTCATCTTGGATCCTTCATACTTGACGATCTCAACACCGCGATATTCTCTTTTAGTTTCATTAGTTGTCCACATGGAACAAATATAAGAAAACTTTTCTATTAAAACAAAATTATTTTTTAATTGGTAGAGTTCCTACAACCTGAATTGATACGGTCGTAATTCCTGATCTAATGAAATTGAGTTGCTTTGCGGCACCATAAGATAGATCAATAAGGTGTCTTGACGATTTAGGTAATCGATCATTTATTTTAACATATCTAACGGAATCATTTTTGAGGTTCACTACCTTAACTAATGTCCCAAACTTAAATGTTTTATGAGCGGCGGATAAACTATCTCTATGAAATCGTTCTCCTGACGCTGTTAATCTACCGGTGTAGTTCTGACCGTAATATGTTGCGGTACCTTTTTGAGTTTCATTAGTTGTTAATGAACATAAAAGTATAATAAGTGATATCATCATTTGTCTCATATTATTAATATAATAAAAAAGACAAACTAAATAAAGATAGGAATTAGAACTTATACTTGGTGCTGATTTTTATCTTACCTTCTTTTTGTTCTTTGACTTTTTGATAGAGTTCCCAATTTTTGATCGACTCTTCAACAGGTTGTTGATCGTCTTTTGCCATTGCATATAATTTAGAAATTTTCTTTATCATTTTGTTTGCGATGTATTGGAAGTTTTCTATTTCATCCTCAAAAAATTTGGTTGGGTTCTTTTCGTATTTCATCACATAGGATAAAAACTTACTTCTAACTTCATCTGTTTTTTCTAATTTTTTCACATCCTTTTCTAAATGGTTAGGTAGAAGTCCAAGTTGTCCTCCGAATTTTAACATATCATCCATATGATGGTTGGTCATTTGAACAAAAATTTCCATTCTGTTATTAACCAAGTCAATGTAAGCAACTTCCAATACTCTATTTATTTTTTCATCTAAAGTCATTTCGGATGGATCTTCACCAATATGATCAATAAGAGCATCCAACCTATCTTCATTTTCTTTTAATTGATTAATAAAATCATCAAATGTGAAATTTTTAATTTCAACCAATTGTTTAAATACTCTGTTGTTTTCTAAAAAATTCAAAAATTGTGATTTTGTAATATTTTTACTTCTCATTGAAGACGCGACTTCAACAGGTCTAACAAGATTTTCAATACCATGTATGTAATACAAATATCTAAAGAAAACTCTATCTAATGGGGGTATTCCAAAATTACCTCTTTTTTGTGTGGCTTGATACATTGCATCAGGACCCATCAAACCAAACTTTTTTGATTGTTTATCGTACTTGTGTTTTATCTCATGAGCCAAAGACGCAATTTGCTCGTCTTTATCTTTTTCCATTTTTTGAATAAGTCCTGAAGGTTCCCAATTTTCACCAACCGCAAATGTTATTGTTAATTCCAAAGTTGTTGATGGTTCAGTTTCTTTCATGTAGACATCCCTATTAAACGAAAAACCTCCTGACATTCCCATTGAAATAATGTCTATCACTCCATCTCCGTGACCTTCTACCTTTTCTATTTCAACTTTAAGTTCGTAAGAATCAATCGTTATTATTTTCTTATCACCTAATTTTAATTCTATTTCACCATCAAATTCATATTCATCTTCAATACTATCTATTGATTTGATGTCATTTTCAACAATTTCATATAACATTTCAGCGGCATCCAAGATAGAATCGGGAACTCCTAACGCTTCAGTTATTAATCTTAATTGGTTTTCAGTGATAAGAATATTTTTCATACTAATAAATATGTTGGAGTTATAATTTAACCTACAACTCCAACTAAATCATCTAAGTGGTGATCATTACTTAAATCAGAACCAATCTCACGGCGATCCATCATATGAACAATCTCCGTAATTTTATATGGTTGTATGTTATTACCATCCATACCAACATCTAATCGTTTTCCGTTACCCCACTTGTTTTGGGCAGATAAGTGAACGTGTCCGTGAAGATGGATAACACCTTTATTAAGACCATGCCAACTCTGTAGTGGATAATGACATAAGACAAAGTTTTCATCCTCTACGTTTACCTCCAAATAATTTTGAACCGCTATGAATCGGTCTTTAATAAACCCCCTGTCATTTTTAATGTGGTGATCATGGTTACCTAAAACCAAGTAGATGTTTTTACAGATCAAACGATCTAAAAACTGCTCTAATTTATCAAACCCACCAAAAGCAACATCACCCAAGTGAATCAAGGTATCGTCCTGACCAACCTTTGAGTTGATGTTGTTTATGATCGCAGCGTCCATTTCATCAAGATCTCGGAAATCTCGTGTTGAACTTACCGGTATTTTACCATCTTGTGTACGCCAGTTTGTAACCCCACGACAAATATTTTTGTGATGGTAGTGAGTGTCGGATGTGATCCACACAATACCGCTTGTCATTAATTTATCAAATTTCATTATAATTTTATTTCAAAACGCTCACGCATTTTAGTTAATACTTCATCAGGGACATTGTGTTCGTTCACTCCGCCGTGTCTATTTTCAATTATTATTGAGAACACTCGATATCCATGTGTTTCTGCTAGTTCAAAGTACGGCTTCATTTCCCACTCCTGAGTGAATGTGTTTGAGACTACAATTGTTTCGTTTAATCCTGCAGTGTTGTTCATAATCATAGCAGTATTAACACTATCTTGACACCACTTATGAGCTTCTTTGATTTTAAACATATCGAATTTGTACTCACCGTCTTTCATAAAGAACATGTCGGCTTCAAAATGCTTCCCACCCAAAGATTTTGCGAATGTTGATTTACCACTACCAGGTATACCACGAACTATATATAATGTTTTCATACTACAAAGGTAAGAAAAAAAACGGCATAAAAAAAGGGAGTTTACTCTCCCTTAAGTTTTTTTTTAGATTGGTTTAGATATCTATACCTAAATGTTGTTTGATTGCTTGTTTTGTCATCGGACCAGCAATACCATCCACATCAAGTCCTGCGTTAAAGTGTTTGTTTAATCTGGTTTGGATATCCATGACCTCTGTTTTACTTTGTTCTTTTAAGATTTCACTTTCAATCATGTAATTTTTAATTTTTCTATACTGTGATTCAGTTACTTGTATTTTTTTCATTTTTTTTATTTTAATAGATTAATTATGTCTCATACTTTAAAATTCAGCATACATTTTATCGGTAACTATAGTACTTTGTACTTCTTCTTCACCACCTTGTTCGAATGGATTGATTATCTCATCAGGTGGGAAAGCCTTTAATATGGTATCGTAATCAAATGGATATGTCTGTCCACCTCCACCAGTATTAGTTTCACCACCATCAGGTACAGGTGTAGGTGCTGGTCCTGTTTGAGTCACTTGAGGTTTGGCAAAATATAAATTTTTCTTAGTTACTGGACAAAATTTATATTTTCTAATTCTTGTTTTGTCATTCGCTAATTCTCTATACCTTTCTACAGTTATTTGAGTATAACCGGCATCTGTGAATGATTTAACAATACTTGGACATCCTTTTTTACTTGGTGTTGGTGTTGGGGGTGGTGTTGTTGTTCCACCACCTTTTGACATTTTACAAGCATATTTAAAAATTTCAATTTCGATATAACGATCTTCGTTGAAATAACTATCGGTAGTTCCATCAAGTTTAAATTTTTTGTTACCACAATTATAAATAATTGTACCCTTTCTTGCCCCTTGTTTTGTTGACCCACCAAATGGATTAAGGCTACCAACTAATTCGTATTTAGTATCTGAAATTAAAACGTTTGGTTTTTTTACTTTGAAAATTGCACCTTTAAATAGTTTTAACTCATGTAGGAAACCACCGCCTTCGGTTTTTTCGAATGAAACGTCATATGGTAAGGTTAAGTAACCATTTTTTTTTGTTTTTTTATTAGCATTCGCAATTAACTTATCAGCCCTTTCTCTTAATTTGTCACCTTGTTCTGAAACAACTCCTCTTTCTTGATCAATTTTTTCTTTATGTAAGGTAAGAATCCTTTTAGATTCTTCTTCTGTTAATACAAATTTACTTTTCATACTATATTTTCTTAATAAATATAAGGAAAATAAAAAAAGGTGAGATTTCTCTCACCTTAATTTTAGGTCCGACATTGAATGTCGTTTACTCCACCACTTTGTTTTGATAGAACAAAGAAACTATAATCTTACCATCCAAAGTTTAACTTTACGACTTGAGTTAAATATATCAAAAAAATCCAACCCGTCAACCTTTCCTGAAACAATATTATAATTAAATAAACTTCCACCAATATTACCCCAAGCCGTATCATACAGACTTAATTTATACGTAGTTGGAGTTACACCTAAATTATACTTACTCGGGTACCCGTTGAATGTGTAGTCACTCGTGTTAATGAATACCAAAGTGTCTGATCGGTCTTCATACATCATATCTGTATTAAGAACTTTTGTGATCACCCAAGTCTGTCCTGCTAACGATAGTGTACTATCCACCAACGTAGGATTGGTAATAATTGGTTGTGGTGTAATCGGTTCTTGCGGTACGAGCTCTTGTTTACTACAAGAACTTAAAAAAAGAACACTCGTCAAAATACTTACAAATACTTTCATCATACTAAACTTTCAATTTTGTTTCTAACTTGTTCACTAACACTAATCTCACTGACATTCGTCAAGATTACCGACTCTTTCAATATCTTATGTGGAATGTGTACCAAGAAGGTATTACCGTCAAAGTAAGAAAGGTCCTCACCAACGTTCAAAGCCCCATCTACCATTTTCAAAAAAATCTTGAATTGGATTGGGTCAACGAAAGACTCGGTAAGTAAGTTACCAAATTTCTCATTCATAATTCTAATGGTGTGGTTGAAGGTTGTCTTGATCATCTGTGATTTATTTCTACAAATATAGTAAATCTTTTGAAATCAAAAAACTATTTGAGGATTTTTTTCAAAATATCGTATAATTCTTTTGTGTTCTTTTGTTTCGGTATGTCCTTACTCTCAAAGTATTTGCAAGTGGTGTGTTCCTTACCGTGACTTGCCTTCTCTAACTCTGCTTCTTTTTTATCTTTTGTTTCTTGTAAAAAAACAAACATCATTCCTGTTTTTAACCCATCTTCGTTTTTAGTATCAATCATACCAACTAAATCAAGATCTGTGGTAAGTTCAATATTTGTTTCCTCATGGACTTCTCTGATTGCGGCCTGACCTGGTGATTCACCATTTTCAATACCACCACCCGGTATAGACCAATTGTTTGGTAATGACTCTTCAGGTGATCGTTTACATAATAAAACCTCATCACCATGTTTAATTATTACACCAGCACTCTTTCTAAACTTTCTCATAGATATTTATAAATATGAAAGTAAAAATAAATGATAACTTTTTTAATGTTAAAACTGTTTTAACAACCAAAGACATTCAAAATGGTATGATGGGCAAAAAGTTTGACGGAACTTTTGATGGTATGTTATTTTTAATGAAAAATGAACCACACTCCTTTTGGATGAAAAATTGTGTAGTTCATTTGGATATCGTTTTTATTGATGGTGATCAGATTACAAAAATCCATCACAACTGTAAACCCTGTCACTCAGATAAATGTGAGAATTATGAGGGTAATGGTGATATGATCTTAGAATTACCAGGTGGTGATTGTAGAAAATACAATATTAAAGAGGGTGATGTTATTGATATTGTATCTTAACTTGTTTTTTCTCATCAACAAACGCTTGTACTCTACCTCTTGCAACGTCAGCATAATTTGGTGAAAGTTCTATTCCTAACCAACGTCTGTCTAATATCTCCGCAGCCACCAAACTAGTTCCTGATCCTGCGAATGGATCTAACACTACATCGTTCTTGTAGGACAATATCTTAATCGCCTTTGTTGGGATGTCCATTGAGAAGGTCGCCTTGGTGAGTGATTTAGTATCTGCAAAGTAATTCCACTGACCAAACACAAGTTCCATAAATTCTTTCTTATCATTCTCGTCATAGACCATTTTGTTCCTTTTAGAACCATCTTCATTCTCAATTTCAGTTAATTCGCCAGTCCATTGTGGTTGACCTTTGATTTTTTTGATGTGTTGTTTTTTGTATGCCAATATAACACATTCTTTTGGGTTATAGATATAAGGCGAACTTGGACTCATCCAAGAACCCCAAGCTGTTGTCTTACTTCTATGTGGTGACTGCTCTTCCAAATCCACAATACCAAAGAAACCAAAACCAATTTCTTTCATAATCTGCCACATCTCTGAGACAAAAAAGATACGACCACCTTTTTTCTGTCTATTAATTTCATAGGGAATATTCAATGAGATTCTACCATCATCTTTTAATAATCTATATGCCTCTGATAACCAAGATTTTGCAAACTTAACATATTCATTAAATTCAACATCATCCTCGTGAACATCGTAAGCAATCCCAACACCATATGGAGGTGACGTGACAATTAGATCAACACTACCCTCCGGTAATGTCTTCATTACCTCAATACAATCTCCGTTAATTATTTTTCCTGTTTCTATCATTTTTTAAATTCCTGCTGTTAAATGGTAATAGTATCCTTTACTGGATGTATCGCCAAATGATTTATATATATTGTAATCTTTTTCGTCATATAAGATTCCACTCACAACTTCCACACGACAACCGATGTCATCCACTTTGAATCTTAATTTGTCAATATCAAACTCTTCCTCTAAAGGAATGTCGTAAACGATGTGTTCTCCTTTACAATAATCCTCAATGATAAGGTATGCGACCTCACCACAATATTGTTCTTCGTAATCGGTTATATCGCTATCAAGATCTTCACTCTGATAAACAACATTACCTTCTTCATCTTCAACTCTTACAAAGAATGCATCAGGGTATACACCCATAATTGATTCGTTTGGTGCGTCAAAAAAAGTATCAACACCTAAGATCTCACATATTTGATCGTAATCTAACTCATCTTGCTCAACCCCACCATCTCGCAGAGTTTCGTATTGTTCTGTGTTTAATTGGAAGGGGTAAACCTCAGCACCTTTACCTCCTATTGTAATTTTATAGTATTTCATTTTGATATATAATTTACGATTAAACCTGTTATTAACACTATTATTAATACTGACCCAAACCAAGCAAGTATTTTAAATGACTTATAGTTTCGTTCAATATGTTCTTTTGACCTACCTTGATTTTCATCTAAATCCCATTCTTTTTCCATAATTAAATAAAATTTGAAATTAATTGTGCCAATTTATAACCTGTAAACGCTCCAATTGCGGCGGAACCAGGAAGAACTATAAACTTACCTAACATTGTTTCATATTTCTTCCTATTCACAATATACGAAATTAGAATGTAATAAACAATATAGTTAATCAAAACTAAAAAGTCCAGTTCTTTTGCCGCAAATACAACAATTGAATTTCCAAGAAACCCCCACATAAAGTTAATGAGGGTTTCACGGATTAATTCGTTTGGTGTTGTGATTGCGTCCAATACGCTGATCTCTCTATCAAGACCTGTTTTTTTCTTCAAGTGTTCCGATGTGGTGTTGGAGGTACCAGAGTGCCTTTCTGAGGTCTTCAAGTTCCTTATCTTTTCCTTTTTTTCCTGCACGACTTATATATTTTACTGTATTTCCTAAACTAAATCCTAATTCCCAAGCATCAATTACTTTGATGGCTTCGTAAATGTTATTTTCTCCTCCATAATGGATAGGGTGATTTACTTGTTCTACTTTTGGTGTTGGGCACTGACAAGTTCCCGTTCCACCACATACACATTCTTTATCCATTATTCTTCTCTATATTCTTTTAGTAATTCTTCATTAGATATTGTCCCATATTTCTCACTAAGTCCATCCATATCAACATCTTTATTAATCATAGTTTTTGTATCATAAAGAAGTTGGGCAACATAAAGGGAATTAACAATCTCACGAATAATTTTGTATGGGTCAGCGTTTGATCCAGGTCTACGATCCTCAACATACCCTTTCCATTCTTTTGCAGTGTCCTGAGGAACTCTAATTGATGCTCCGCGATCAGACACACCCCAACTGAATTTATCAATTGATTGTGTTTCATATTCACCAGTCAAACGAAGGTTATTGTTTGACCCATAAGCCTTAATGTGATCTTCGTGTCTTGATTCAAATGCATTAAATAATGACATAAAGTATTCTTCGTTCCCATCAAATCTCATCATATCGGTTGAGAAGTTAGTATGAAGACCCGATCCATTCCATTCTCCGTGTGTAATTGGTTTTGGGTGAAGTTCAATATGGTAACCGTATTTCTCTGCGATCTTGAATAAGAAGTATCTTGTCACCCAAAGATCATCACCACCTTTTAATTTTCCTTGCGAGAATACTTGATATTCCCACTGACCCAACGCAACCTCAGCGTTTGTTCCAGTAATATTAATACCATAATTCAAACACATATTCAAATGTTCTTCCACAAATGGACGACCAATAACATTGTGACCTACACCACAGTAGTATTCACCTTGTCCTTTAAGGATGTTTCTTTTGTGTCCCAAAATGTTTCCATTCACTTCTTCACGAATGAAATATTCTTGTTCAAAACCAAACCAAAGATCTTCAAAACCTTCACCAATACTTGATCTCTTATTTGATTCGTGTGATGTTCCATCTGGATTCAACACCTCACATAAAACATATACGGGATCATTACCTTTCAAAAAATTAGGTGGAGCGTAATGTCTAACAGGTTTTAACAAACGATCAGAGTTTCCTGTCTGTGCCTGATTTGTTGATGACCCATCAAAATTCCACATTGGGAAATTTCCATCAAGGAAAGCATTCTTAACGGATTCATAATCAACAATCTTAACTTTACTTCTTAGGTTGGGTTCAGGTTTGTATCCGTCCAACCAAACATACTCCAATTTAATCTTCATTTCATTTTATTTATTATATTTATTATTTCTTCTTCGGTAAAACCTTCACCATACATCCGATAAACTTTGCGTGAAAAATCGTCGGTGCAGATAACCGCATCGGCGTTTAAATAGGTAAAGAGATTGTTGAGATTACGTAAAATATTTTCTTTCTTAAGTATTCTCTTATTAAAACTCATCTTATTCGGTTTCTTGGTTTTCTGTTTGAATTTTTGTTTGTGAGATAAGTCCGGCAATTCTACGTTTGAATAAGGGTAAAAGGGTTTCGTCTATTGGAAAAATTCCGTTTGATGACATCTGAAACACCGGACCCATTCGCTTGTCCTTACTTTCATACGTAGAAAATGTAGTAATAACTTTTGGGATCGTCAACTCACCTAAGTCATCAGAATAAATTAAATTTATATTCGTCATTCGTTGGGGGTTGGCTTTTGTTTCTTTTTTGATTAGATATTCCCAAACATGAGTTTTTTTGTTATCCGTTTCGGTATAAAAGAAATAACCTTTCGGGTGAAGAATGTTCTTCTTATTTCTTTTAAGTTTCATATCTAAAGAATCGAATACAATCGTCCATACTGATTTCGCGATGTTGAAGTATTCCATTATTCTTGGTGCTGAGAATGATAGGATGTCTCTGAACTCCATCATTTCTTCTGTGGTCATTTCCGGTAATGGTTTAACCTTAAGGTCTTTGACCATAATTTCATCGTCAATATTGTTTAACTTTTTATCAGTATAAACAATCTTTTTGTCCCTCATAAGAGCTTGGACATTCATTAAATGTAATGATAATTCTATGAACCCTGGATATAATTCTAAACGATCCAGTTTGTCACCCATTTTTTGAAAATAAGAAAGTAATTTGTATTCTTTATATTCTCTATCAATAGGTTTTTCAAACATCCAATCGGTGTTCATTAAAAATTCTATTTTCTTTTTCTTCGCCATCGTATAATTGAAAAGTAGGGCAAAGGTGTTAACAAATAAAGTTTTAGTCCAATGGAATTATAAAATACCACGTACCGTTTACACTTGCTTCAAATGCATCTTCACCGCTTGACGCCAATAACGGACCGTACCCATCGCTATTCACCACCGTTTCTGTAACCTGTCCTAAATCAACAAAATCCATTATGAATTTTTTATCAAAACCATAATGATCAATAAATCCCGTTATATCATTATCGTATTCATCGGCATCTGATCTAGCCCTGTCCATCATATTATCTTCATCATAATCACCTTCAGGTTCACTTTCAATTTCGTCTATAATATCATTTAATCCGTAAATTTTAGTTTTGATCTTATTTTTATCTTCATCTGATAAATTGGGATCTTCTAATTTTTTGGTTAAATTTGTAATGGTATTATTCATTTGGTTAATCTGTTGTTCTTGTTCACCAGATAATGATTTTTCAATACCATAACCTTCTGGGTCTTCACTAATTGATTCATAATAAAAATCAATTAACCATTCTTCCCACTTTTCACTATCGACACTATCTTCCCAAACCCAAGATGAGAATGCATCTATTCCAACATCATCAACCAATTGTTCCACATATCTTAATGCGGCGTTATCTATTTCATTACTAGTATAAACATCATAATAAGTTGGATTTAACGAATCACCACCTATCCACTCATATTGTTTTCCAATACCCCAACTTCCACTTCCGTTTGGATAAATGAAATACTTATCTTCTTCATTTTCACTACCATCCTCATATTCTATTCTATCAGGAATACCTTCACCATATAAATAATCGTAAAGAGCTTCGGTTCTTTCAGAATCATCCTCACCATTCTCTACGTTCCATTCATCATCTCTTCTATATTGACCTAATTTGGTAAGTTTTTGGTTTTTTATATTTTTCAATCTGTTAATATACATCGTGGAATTATGATCACTAACATATCCATCTACTGTGATACCATCTAATGATGAGACGTTTGTACTTGCAATATCCAATCTACCTTTAATTCTAACAATACCAGTTAATGGTCCAACGTTCTTGAATTTTCTAAGATCTAACTCTCCGTCAATGACGATACCCTTCCCTTTAAATGGTTTTAACATTGCAACCCTTGATGCAATTCCACCAACACTTTCCAATGTTTCCAAATATTGATCTGGTGATATTGTAACGAGATTATCATCCTGCTCCAAAAGGTAATCTTTTATAAAATTTTTCATTGACATATGTTATAAATATTCGGTAAAAAGAATTGATTATTCAATATTGTGGTTTAATCTTATTTTGTAAGATATTTATAAGTAAATAAACCAATTAAAATATTAAGTTATGGGCTGCGGATGCAAAAACAAACAACAAGCACAACAACCTCAACCTCAGACTCAACAAGGTGCTAATACCACACAGAACCAAACGAATGTTCAAGAGTCGGTTAAGAAAATTGTAAATAAATATTATAGAAGATAATATTTGCGTATCATCGAAAAGAAAGGTGTTCCATTTTGGGACACCTTTTTTGTTTTTTAGATATTTATACGATATGAGTTTAAGAAAGGCACAAGATTTAAGGGATAGTTTTAATAACGGAGAGTTTGGTGAGGACATTGAGCCGTACTTCAATGACCTCATCACTTTTTTTAAGTTTATGAAAAAATACGGTTTACTGGACGAATTAGATTTGGGTCAAGTAGGTTACCGTGATTGGGATGATGAGATTATTCAATTTTTAGACGAAAATGGTGTTTTAAGTAATCTTAGTTATGATAACGCTCCCCCAGAATTAAAAAATATTCTTCTACTTCGTAAATTAGATGAAAACTATGAAGATACAATTCTTTTTATTATAAATAATTTATTAACTGATGTTGAAATTAAAAATGGTGGTTTTTATTTATTTTTAAAAGATAGAGAAGAATTATCTCGATTTTATTGTGGTCCCTATAATAGAAGAGAGGGTGTTTCCCATGTCGCAAAACAAGTATTCAGTGAAGACGGTTTAGATTATGATTATTATGATAGTAGTACAAAACCATATGAAACGGTAACCGAATTAGATGATACAAACTTAACTAAACTAAAAGATATCATTTATAAAGAAATTGGTAACGCTGAATTATCATTAGATGATTATGATTCTGACTTTTTTGAGAGTTTATCCGAAGAACAAGGTACACCAGGTTATTTTAGAATAAGACCTGAAGATTTAAACGATCTATTGAAAGATGTTGACGCAACTAATGAATTATTCAGTAATGATTTAGAAGATATTGGTCAAGAATTAAAAAGTCTTTATTATAGTGCTGAGAACTCGGCTTACGAAAGTGAAATTTATGATGCGATTTACGGTGGTTTAGATGAATTATTTGAGGGTAAGATAGATGAGGTTCCAATAGAAAGTAATGGAAAAACTCGTTACTTCCTATATATTAAAATTAGAGATTTCGTAAAAGAAATACGTAATTTTTTAGAGGATAACAGAGGTAAAACTTATAGTGATTCGTTTTTAGAATATTACGGTACTTATAGTGAATTTTTGGTTGGACTAATTAATGATGATATAATTGAATGTATTGATGTAAGGATTCCAGACTATCCTGATTACTCAATGACACAGAAAAACATCAACGAGTTCTTTAATGATTACATCTAACTCTTTATAGTTTCATTTAATTATCATATTCATTATAAAAACCAAGAATATGAGAAAATTAGAAAAAAACACAAGACGGTATTTTGTAAATCTATTTGCCGACTACGTTCTTTCAAAATTTGAAAAAACAGAAAATACAATTATCCAAGTCACAGATTGTGAAACATTTGTTGTTGTAAATGGTCAAACAACAAGTGGTAAAGAAATAAACCTCAACGATCTTAAATACGACTTCATTAATGAGTTCTCAGACCTTTTTGAATCTTTAGAGATCAAAGACATCAATGTAATAGATATTATCAAATACGAACAAAATATTGATGACTTCTCCAAAGCTTGGATTAGAGTTAACAAATCACTCTACATTGAAGAAGAAGAACCATTTAAGGAAATCAATATTAGTTCAGAGTTTCCATACGGTTATAGTTTAGGTTGTGGTAGAGGTATCTACTATTATTCTCACTATATGTTTAATCAAATGTATACCTTACTTGGGGTGGATAACTTAATGTTCAAATACAACTCTGAATTAGATGAAAATGAAGATCACAAAATAAAAATAGTTTCTGATTCAACATTACCTAAACAAACAATTAAAGATCTTGTTTTAGATGTTTTCGATATGAACGTCAAAGAATTCAGTGGTTGTTTAACTAATTACAACTTGATTGAGGACATTACAAAACCTGAGAATCCAAAACCTTATTTGGTTCAGGATAGATTAGAGGATATAATTTTAATCTAAAGAGGTAATAGATTGAATAACTTCATATTATACCCCAGTCTTTTACCGATATAATCGGCTGGGGTCATAGGTTTTCCACTTTTAACCGAATCGATAAAAGTAATATAA